GCTTGAGACTGTGTGTTGAAGTTGATATGTCGTTGAGTCAATTCCGACAATATCAATAAACATAACCTTATTCAGGTAATCTGATGTTATATTTTCAATATATATCGGGAATCTTTCTTTTATGATGTTAAAATCATATCCTGCTACATACTGACCTACGTTTACAAAAGAAAGACCTGTCGGGGTTGGTGGTGTTGTTCCTCCTCCGCCTCCGTTGTTCGGTACTTCATAGTCCAGAATTGCAACGCCACTATTGTGATTAAAGCGTTCGAATGTTACAATGAACGTGCTATAAGCAGTAACAATATTGTGGTCGTCTCCTTCGATTGTAACAAAGTCAATGTCTTCGAAATCCACTGTGGCATCCTGCTGGATTAGGTAATCTTGGAATTGAGATATGACAAACATATTCTCCTCTGCTGCCATCAACTCCGCCCTATCGTCATCTTCGATTGTTTTATCTAGAATGATGATTGAAAACTCCATCGTGTATGACGGTGCGTTTAGCGCCCTTGAAATATTTGCCTTTGAGACAAGTAATTGCATTGAACGATAGTTGAACTCCATTCCTGCAAGTTCTTCCTCGTTCCCAAGAACACCAAACTCATTAATCATTGTGTGTGCTTCAGCGAAGTCACGCACCATGTCGTAAAACTCTAATAAAGTTCTCATGGTTAAATTTACAAATTATCTATATCTTGCTGCCTGCGCTGCCTCCTGCGCCCTGCGGTCGTTTTCCTCTACTTCGGCAAGTTGTGCTTGGTATGCTAAATCAATCAGCACGTCACTCATCCGCAACTCGTATATCTTGTCAAACTTTGTTATATCGTTGTTTGAAAGCCTACGAACTATTGCGTACCAAAACCATCTTTCGGTGAATGGATCTGTCTGCCTTGGCTCTTCCTCTTCGCCATCCATTGGCTCGTAGCGTGTGTATATTACGCCATTGAACTTCGTGAAAAGCGTGAACTCCCTATTCGCCTTTAGCTGTTTGAATACCGACATTATAACTGTCGCATCCTCCTCCATCAAAGATTTAACGTGGTCCTCCTCCGAATCTGTCGTGTCATCAAACGAAGTTTCGTCTTTTGGTCTGATTATCAATGAGATAAGTCGCTTGGTCATGCCAGATGGAAACTCATGCTCGAGGTAGATGAACTGCGTTAGTGTCATCTTGAGTACGTCCGTGTAAACGGTGTACTTGTCGTAAAAGTATTGTGGGATTTGATATATCGATTTCCCGTCTGCAAACTCTTCGGAGTACCTCAACAGATCAAGGCGTTGGTGTATGTCTAAAGAGTCATAGAAACTCTCGTAAGAGTCTGAATCGATTGCATCTATTAGGTCGTAGTGTAGTTGCAGTCTCATAAAAAATACGTTACGCCACCATCCTGCTCCTCCTTTGCGCAATATGCACAGATCGCCAAACTCATAACCATGTCGTCATGCTTTCCATCCGTGTTGCTGAACTGAAGATTGCCCGTGATTGGGTTGCGTTTGGATTTGAAGTCATACAATTCCTTTACCAGCTCATCGTAGTTCGGGATTTTTATAATCTTGTCCTCAAACAACTTGATTAGGTTTCTTATAATCTCCGGCTTCGATTGGCTGGTTGTTTGAAATGGTACCATTTTATACATGGCATCATCGTCAGTAATCTCATCAAACAACAGATCATTGTTGTTCACTTCAAAGTAGCAAGCTGTAAGTTTCTCGTTGTGCTTCAGGTAAAAACTTTTTATCCTTTCCTTGAATGAGTCGGAGTTGAGATGGTCCTCCTTGTAATGGAATCTATCGATGTCAATTATCTCGTAGTTCTCTGTCATGGCGGTTAGGACCGTGTAGTCTTGCGCAACACCTATATCCATCCCCATATATACACGCTCGTACTCTTGTGGTGGTTGTTTGTAGATGGACTCCTCTATGTTCGAGAACAGGGCATCGGCACTAACTGGCTTGCAAAGGAACTCTTGGTCGAACTGCGCCTTCGTCATATTCTTCTTGATGGCCAAAACAGTCCTCTCAACGTCCTCATCGTGCAGGTCGAGGTATGTCTTACGTATAGATATGATATCGCTCGTGTTGTCCTTGTCGAGTCCACGAAGATACCAATCCCAATACCAATTCTTCCCATTGAACGTGCTGCTCATGACCACCCGTCCACCGGTGCGTGTGACCATCGGCATCAATACCTCATTGATGAAGTCAATACGCATGAACGCAGCCTCGTCAATGTAAATGAAGTCAAGCGTAGCACCACGCAGGTTGTCCCCGGAGTCGGCAGAACGGAACTTAATGAAACTACCGTTGTGAAAGAACATCTCATTGTTCTTCCTGTCAAAACGCTTTACGATCTGTTGGAACAAGTCTTGGTGATTGATAAAGGCAGCCTCTATGTCCTTCATCACCTTGTTGGCTTGGTCTTGGATAGGGCTTACCCAAAACATTCTGGTTTTTGGGGTGTTTAGTCCACGCATCACCGCATCGTTCATCATCATGAACGTCTTGCCCGTCTGACGGCCCGCTACAATCAGCGTGATAAATGGCTTGTCGTCATGGATGACCTTTAGGAACGCCCGTTGTGGTGCGGAGGGGTTGTAAAGGTTAATCTTCATAGTCCACGTCTATGTACAGCTGCTCGTTCTCGTCTGGTGACTTCGTGAGGTCGATAGTAGCCTTCACATCAATCTTGGTCTGCTGAACCTTAACAGGGGCTTTGTATCCCTGCATATCATTGATGATTTTAATCGTCTCCAATGCAACCTTCGTATCGCCATTGATAAATGCCTCGTCACGCATCTTTACGAGCATATCAAGGTTACTCCCCTTCGCTACCTCTATTCGTTCTTCAGAGAGCCTTACAACGTCTCGTAGGGCCAAATAGAATGCAGTACCAGGATTGTTCTTGTCACGATAGTAACTTGTGTAGTTGAGTTCCTTCGCAACCTTGCCCTGCGCATTGATTCCCTCCTCACGTATGCGCTCAATGAATTGCTCTTGGAGATTGGTCAGTTCAGCGCCACGGCCTACGACCACTTCCCCATCATTGTTTCTTATTGACCCCATATACCGGACGTTTATCTAACACATACTTGTCTTGAAAAACCAAAGAGTCGAACTTCGGCTCGTACTCGTGGTGGTAGTATTTGAAGAGGTTACTCTTGACCCTCATCACGCAACTCCCACACATCGTATTCACATTCTCGTGCTTCAGAATGTAAGCACTCTTGCCAACCAGATCATTGTGGAGGCGGAACATTTCAACCTTCAAGTCACCCTTCGGAAAGGAAACCTTCAGTAACTCAATCAACAATTGCTCAAAGCCCATGCCCAAATATACAAATGAATGACCATTCATTAAAATCTTTCTTTAAGTACTGTCAGGGAACATAGTAACTATAATAGTAGCACTATAATAGTAACCATACCTATAGATACTCGTATAGAGTATCTATAGTAACTAACTATAGTAGTAACTATACTATAATAGTAACTATATACAAAATAGTTGCCCATTCTAACCATAACTGTTGAAAAATAATTCAGTAGTCACCCCCCCCCTAATCAACTCCCCCCGGTCAGAGTGGTCTACCATGACCTGGTCGGTCTTCTCTTCCGGTCATAATGTACCCGGGCGCACGTATACGAAAAAAATAAATAAAATCCAATAGCAAAAATTTTTTTTTATGCTTGTACCCAAAATTTGTTGCCGTACGTTTGTCATGTCGGAAGGCGACACCCCAACAACTAAACAACTCACAAACTCAAAAGAAATGGAAAAAGTACTCAACACCACACTTGCAATAGTCGGAAACATTTTCTTGGCCGTCATCGGCTTGAGTGTCCTCGCAGGCGTATTCGTAGCACTCTCCTCAATCTAATCTTCACCCAACGTACAAACCTAAAAAAATCCCGGAAATCATGCTAAAGTTGACCCCTGCCCAAATCGAAAAAATGACAAGCGCCCAAGCAATAAGCGCCAAAGCACACTACACCCCACAAGGCGAATGCCGCCTGCATCTTAAGTGCATCGGCACCGAAGGCCGCAGCATTTCCCTTCCTTGGGATTACTCACTCAACACGTCCAAGGACCAAGCCTTTAAATGGCTTGAGATGGCCGGAATGTCACCGAACGAGGCCGACTACATAATTCTTTCCCTCCGTGACAACTACACCATTGTTCCAACGCCCGAATACTACACCCTTTAAAATTTTAGCCATGACCCTAAACCTTCGCCAATTGTTGCACGACATCACGGCCCCAATGCCTAACGAAAAAAAGGACGGCATCATTATCTACGGGGACGAATGCATACACCCCGGACACCCCATGTACGACTACTTCAAAAACTCTAAAAAGTAATTTTTCAAAAACTCTAAAAAATCAGAAACCATGCAAAAGACAATTAAAGCCCAAGCCCTCGAATTCATCGCATCTAACCCCTGCAAACGTAAAGAAGTGGTAAAGTTTATTTTGGACCTTAATGGGTCCACCACCGAACACACAAGCGGATACTATGGTACCAATTTCATGACTTGGGACTCGGAAGGCTTAATCAGGAGAGTGAACGGCACGTATTACGTGACCCCGCTTGGCCGTAAATACATAAAGGACCCTAACGTACTACGTAAGGCGAACGCAAAGAAACGAGCCGAAGCGAAGGAATCGAAACTCGAATACTACCAAAAGACCGCCCGGGAATTTTTCCATATTATCAAGACGGCCGAGCAATTGGTCGAGGCTATGGGCTACGATTTCGACCGAATGAGCCAAAGCGGAAAACGCACTCTATTGACTATGGAGCGAACTCTCAAATCCTACCAAAAAAACCACTAAACACACACCCTAAAAAATCCCCGGAAATTATGAAAATGCCCGAAATTACAAAATACACGGAGGCCCAGATCCGTAAGCGCCTTCGCCAGCTTTTTAACGAAGCGACTTCAGACGAATTGCAAAGCGGATTGAATTGGTACAAAGAAGCCAATCAAATTTGCAAGGATTACGCCCTCTCGTTTAAGCAAAGCCCCGAAGTAGTGGCGAACGTATTGAGCGCATTAAGCCCCCGAAATAAGTGGCTGCGGAACGTAGGCGATACATGGCGTGTATTAGATGCCGCAAATAGAAACGTACGGCCGGAACTTATTAGCGTATGCACATTTAATACGAATAAATTCAAGGCGTTCGATATTGCAAGGAATGGCGTGACCATCAAAAAAACTTCACCCAAAACTCATGCCTTTGTGCGAAACATTGCGGAACTTGACGAAAACTTCGTGACTATTGACGTATGGCATTTGCGGGCCTGCTTTGGCGAAACAATCGAAACCGGACTGACCCCAAAGAAGTACGAAAAATTGCAAGCCATTACGATTTCCGAAGCCCAGAAAATCGGGCTTAAAGGCTACCAATTCCAAGCCGTAGTGTGGGAAGTAATCCGAAACAACTATTGAAATTATGTTTAAAAAAGTTAAAACACCCCAAGATTTAGCCTTGCTCATTATTGGATTTTTCACCATATTCGCAGGACTGACCGCATTCATGGCGATTGCTGCCCTAATCATCAAGGGTGCCGGAGAATTAGATAAACTTTTATTTTAAAATTCAAAAACTATGGAAAGAGAAATCGTAACCCACTACTCGCAGCAGGCCGCAGCCGAACTAATCAAATTTCACGTTCAACTAATCCAAAAACTCCAAAGCGAGAACGAGCGATTGAAAGAGGAATTGAACGCCTGCTATTCCCAGATCCTATAAAAATTTGAAAAATCCTTAAACACCCAAAACATGAAAAAAATCCAAGTTGTAGTACAAGCCACATACATTGCAGAAATATTGGTCCATGATGATGAGAGATTCCATGATGACGATGTTTTGCTCGAGGAAATGGACGATTTGATTTTCAAAAACAAAATCGATCCCATCAACATGAAAATCACTTCTAAAATTTATCAATCATGAGAAAGCCACGAACCATAATTTCCCGGGGATTTGCTCAATTGCGAAAAGACGGGTACTTGGCCAAGCAAAGTTTCTGGTGCTGCAATTCGTGCGCATGGGGGGCAATGACTTATGTGCAAGCCGAAAAAGCCGTATTCTATCATTCGCAGGAGGCCAGCTCCCTTAAAAAGACCGGGGATGTATGGCTTGCGTGGAGTGGCGATGGCCAACATATAATCGATACGTTCTTAAAGCTGGGAATGAACCCTTTAGACATTGAATGGGACGGGAGCCTCGATAGCAAAATTCTTTTGCGAAATACTTGGGTATATTAATTTTTTAGTTACTTTTGAACCATGAACACACAAACACAAAAAGCGATTGAGAGCGCCAAGGCTGCGCTACAATCCAATGGCCACATCTTCACAGTCACATTCGTAAAGAAGGACGGAACAAAGCGAACGCTCAATGGAAGGTTCGGTGTTTACAAGTATCTACGTGGTGGGACCGGGTGCCTAAAAGCTGGAAATTGGAACTTCTACGACATGAGCGATTCTTACAGATCCGTCATTCCGGAATCCATTTTGAGCATTTCTTACGATGGCCAAAACCTAAACTTTTCAACCGAAAATGAGTAAGAAAATAAATCACCTTGACCTATTCTCCGGTATCGGGGGATTTCATCTCGGGTTTGAGAAAGCCGGGTACAAGGTCAACAGTTTTTTCTCTGAAATAGACAAACACGCCATTGCAGTTTACAAACAACAATTTAAAAATTCTACCTATGTCGGTTCAGTTGCAAATCTTCGAGGAGCAGACCTCCCAAGAATTGACCTTATCACCTTTGGAAGCCCTTGTCAAGATTTCAGCCTTTCTGGAGGCCGCAAGGGCCTCGGAGGAGTTCGAAGCAGCCTTATCCTTGAGGCAATTCGGCTCATTCGGGAATGCCGACCAAGAGTTTTTGTATGGGAAAATGTTAAAGGAACTTTCTCCTCAAACTCTGGCGAAGATTTTGCGGCAATCATCCAAGCGTTTGCCCTCATTGGGGGTTATCGAATTGAATGGGAATTGCTTAATTCATCGGAATTCGTTCCGCAAAACCGGGAGCGAATTTATCTTGTCGGATATTCTACAACACCCAAGCGAGATTGGAGAGGAGTATTCCCTCTCTCATGGGGCCATCGAGAAAATCATGTCAAACGGATTAATATAGTAGGAAATCGTGGGACCGGGGGTCAGCAGGGTTTTGTCTATGGCGATGATGGAATCGCCCCCTGCGTGAACGCTCACATCTTTGCAGACCCCATGAAGATTAAGATAAACAATCCGGACGGCAGTTTCCAGCTCCGCAGGATTACACCGATTGAATGCGAGCGCCTGCAAGGGTTTCCTGATGACCACACATTGGTTGGTAATTATGACGGATCTGTTGAGCGTATTTCCAACACGCAGCGATACAAAATGTGCGGTAATGCGGTGACTGTTGACGTGGTTGCTGCCGTGGCGAACAAGTTAAAGCCCTTACTATGATACGTGACGAATATGAATTGTTGGCCTTTAACGACCTGAATGTGGCCAAGGCATACCTTGACATGGTATATAGTGTGTTCGAGTCCCTAAACAAAGATTTTGACCATAGGGCTGACGAATTGTCTACTGCCTACATCGGGTTGTATGACTTCACCGAAAAATATCGCCACCGAATGGATGACATAGGTGCGGTTACGAAATTGATTGACGAGGCCAGATCAAAGCACCGTGACGTATTGGCCAAACTCCAAGTGGCCCTTGATGAAGTGGTCCAGCTCACGGAGCAAAAAGAACGGGCGGAGTCCGATGCTATCATGCTTCAGGAAATCAATACCGGGTTGCTCGATGAAAATAAAAAAATCAAGGAGTCGCTGAAAAATTTTAAAATAATTTGAAAAATTGAGTAGTACCTATTATATTATAGATACTATAATAGTAACCATACTATAATAGTAACTATACTATAATAGTAACTATAATCCCTAAAGGGATTAATATAATAGTAACTATGAACGAGAAAAGAGAAAACTTCTACCTTGCGAACAAATTTAAGTTTGAGGTGGAACGGGTAATGGGAATCGACCTATCCGACAAGACGAGAATCATGGAATACCAAATGAGCCGGATGGCGTTTTGCTACATCGTCCGAAACGAATTGCCTAAATGTTCATATGGGGAGTTAGGCATACTGCTCAATCGTGACCATGCGACCATGATGCACTCCTACAAGCAGGCCAGATCCCTAATGCAAACAAACGACAAGACATTCGAGAAGTATTATTCAGACATAAGGATTTGCTTTGACAATGTTCGAAACTCAATAAGCGAGTCAACGCTTGTCGAGCTGGAAGGATTGAAAATGCACAACATCCTGAAGGAGTACCTTCATTCATCGAACCTAACTGAAGCACAAAAGAATCGCTCACTTAAAATTTTAATCTCAAGAATTAATTGATATGGCCCGTAAAGACAAATTTATCCGTGACGGAGTTGAATACAGCTCCAAGAGAGAATACTACAATGCCGTAGAGCGTGGTGAGGCCAAGGACGACAAGTGCAACCCATTCCTCCTTCACTTTGGTTTCAACTATTGGGGTGACCGAGATGGTGTAGAGGCTTACGAAATGAGAAAATACCATATGCGCACGCAAAGCCCAAAAATCGCCCGAGGTGGTTCAAATGAGTGATTTGGAAAAACACCCGGCACTGTTTTACCTTTGAGATATTATCCACAAAACCCAAAATCAAATGTCAAATTACAAGTTCAAAACAACCAACATTAAAGGAAAGGAGTACGTCCAAGTAAACGACCGAATCCTATTTTTCCGTAACGAGCCGAAGTACAACAATTGGTCATTGGAGAGCGAGATTCTCTCTCTTGAGGCGGAGTCGTGCGTGATTCGTGCAACAATTCGAAACGCAGAAGGATCTGTCGTAGCCCAGGGCTTGGCCCAAGAAGACAAATCTTCCAGCTACATCAACAAGACATCGTTTGTTGAGAACGCAGAAACGTCAGCATGGGGCCGTGCATTGGCCAATCTCGGTATCGGTATCGAAACATCAATTGCATCCTCACAAGAAGTTGAGATGGCCATTGGAAAGCAGGAACTGCTTACAAAGAAGCCAATCACGCAGGAAACCCTTGACAAGATGAAGGCAGCAATAAGTGCAGGAGATGTTGAACGAGTGAAGGCGGCAATATCAAAGTTTGATATCAGCGAGGCCCAGATCAAATACATCGGATTGTAATGTTCTACTCTGACGAAGAATACTACGCAGACCGTGAGTTCCTAACGAACTCATCTCTGAAGTTGTTGCACAGATCTCCCGTGCAATTTTACCAATGGCTTACGAACACCCGTGGTAATGAAAGCACAACTGCACTTGAGGTAGGCAAGGCGTTTCACGCATTGTGTCTTGAGAACGTAGTAAACTTTGTCGGATACGATGGTACTCGCAGAGGTAAGGAATACCTTCAGTTCCGTGAGCAGAACGATGGGAAAATCGTGTTGGCCAAGAAGGATGCGGACATGATTTACGCTATGCAGAATGTTCTTATGAAAACCCCCCAAGTCATAGAACTTATGTATAACAAGGATGATGAACAACTCACGGAACTACCTTCGATATCAGAATGGGATGGTATCCCAATCAAGGGCAAGGCAGATATGGTTGTAGAGAAGAACTTCGAGCCTGCGTACCTTATTGACCTGAAGACAACGGGAGGAACGCTCGAAGAGTTCCGTAGGAGCGCAAAGTATATGCACTACGACCAACAAGCAGCAATCTATTGCAAGTTGTTTGAAGTTGATACGTTCTACTTTGTTGCAATTACAAAAAACTATCCTTACGAGGTTGGTATCTACAAGTGTTCACCACAGTTTCTTCAGCAGGGAGCAATCAAGGCCCAAGAAGCGATTGATAAATACAAAAGGCTATTCTTGAACAATAAGTTTAACCCATATAATGCAGCAGAAATCGGTGTCCTTTGACCAATTCACACAAAACGTATTAGACGTTACATCCTCGCATTGTAAGTTGACATACGATGAACTAACTACCTCTAAAAAGAAAGAGGTCGTTAATGCCCGGAGCATTGTTGCCGTAATCCTTCGTGATGGCGGAACAACGTACCAAAGCATTGCAGACATTCTTAAAGTAGACGTTTCTGGCGCTCACGCATACGTGCAGATGCACCAATCACGACTGTCTGATAAGAGTTACTCGTTAATGTATTCGAAGGTGCTTAAATCAATTGAAAGCATCGAGAGCATAGATGGCGATATTCATAGTAAGGTAAACAATCTCCTTGTCCGGTTGGAGAAAGTAGAGAACCGGGTAAATCATTTAACATCACTTTTAACATCCTAACATGGAAAATAAGCGAAAGTACGTAGGTCGTGTTGAAACCAAGTCAACACAATATGGTGACATCATCAAGCTGGGAATCGGCCCAAATGATTTCGAAATCATCAACGCATCAAAGAGTGCAAAGGGATGGGTAACCATCGACATCAAGGCCAAGCAAGGCGGAGGCTACTATGGGGAGATTGCTACCTTTGAGCCGAAGTCGAACTATGGTCAGCCAAAGCAGGCTACCCCGGTCAATGATGACTTGTTCTAATTAAAATAGGGAGGGGAGTAGGAATATCGAAACCCTCCCGACTTTTAAAATTGGAAGATAACAATATCTACCACCTTGAGGTGCAATATAGGTGGACAACAAAGCGTGGAAACGCACTAACGCACCACTACAAAGATGACTACGCCATATCAAGATATAAGGATCTGGAGTACCTGAACCTTGATAACGTGAACTACACAATGGCGTTGAAACGCCTTGGACTAATGGGAAAATCACTTCACGAATTTAAGGTAATGAAGATTTACAGCTCAAAGGTGGTTGGACAACACCAATAACACACACAAACACACACAACTATGCAAGATTTCATCTTTACACTTGACAACATAAAGGAGCAAGTGAACAATATGCGCCAAAATGGCGTAAAGAAAGGAGAATGGGTTGGGTTCGACCAGCTCTTCGACAAGTATTCAATAAAGCGAGGAAGCACTACATATATTTATGCAGGTGCGCACCAAGGCAAGTCACAATTTGCCTTTGAGATTATGATGAACTTGGCCGAGTTCTCCGGTTGGAAGTGGGCAGTATACACTCCGGAAACGGGGTCCCCTGCCGAGGTTTATGCAGAACTCGCATGGTGCTATCTTCGGAAGCCATTCCTATTGAACGACAAGATTAACGCTACAGATCTTGATGCAGAGAAGGCTTTAAAGTTCTTGAACGAACACTTTTATGTGATTGACCCGGGACTAAAGGACTTGACGATTGAGGGCTTCTATACTGCGGTAGAAGAGATTGAGAAGCGTGGTATCAAGATTGACGGATGCCTTGTGGACCCGTTCACGGAAATTAAGACGGATGTTGCAGCCGGGCTACGTGACGATATCGCCATCGGCCAGATCCTAACCAAAGTGCGTAAGCACTCCAACGATAAGGACTACCACACCATCGTAACAGTTCACACCAAGCATCAGCAGGCAAAGTATAAGAACGGAATCCCATATGTTGACGTTCCTACCATGAACGATATAGCAGGAGGTATGCAATGGTCACGCAAGGGCATGATGATTGTCAACGTATGGCGCTGCCCATATGGCCTGGAAGACGAGAAGGGCGTACCCTATGAGCCAAACCAAGTGAAGATATCTATTGTTAAGGCAAAGCCGAAAATTGTAGGTGGCCTTGGATATATTTATATGTATTACGACAAGTTGAGCAATCGATATTACACTTACGATGAGTCAGGTCAGCGAAACTATTCTCATGCCCGGCACAAAGCACCATTAATTATTGAGCAAAAGGATTTAGAGTTTTAATTGATTAAAATGGAACAAGAACAATTCATAAGGATTGCACTTGCACGGCTTCGCAAGTATTATCCATACTACCCGCAAAGAATCGCTATCGCAGCGCAAATGTATCGGAAATGGTTGATTCGAAATAAGTAGTGTAAGATGAAAGATTACATTATATCCGACCCCGGTGATGAACAAGAGCATATACAGCTCAATAGAAGAGCTAATACGGCTCAAATTGTAAAGTAAATGAGCCACAAAGTGTAAAATGATAACCTTTAACACCAAAGAGAAATGAAAAACAAAATGGCAAAATTTAAGAAAGGCGACCGAGTTCGCTACATTAGAGAAGTTGGAGATGA